TTTACCGTTACGTCCAGCCCTCCCCCCGCATCCTCCACGATGTCGTAACTTTCAATCGATACCTTCATGCTGGTATCAAACAGACGCTGATTTGTTCCATCCGTTCGCGTGACCACATACTGAAATGCACTCTTGGCGCTCATCAGCGCTTCCAGCTTGTCCAGATAGTATTTTGCCGGACGAAATCCGTTCGGATACACCGCAAACGGGTACTGTACAGCCGGAAGCAGCAGTTCAAAATCCACGTCCGTCAGACCGGGGCTTTTTAAAATATTGGCTTCCCCCTCATTGATCAGTGTGACCGTTTCATTTTTGCCGTTGATTTTCATGGTGATCTTGGACGGCGTAACGGGAAATAAAATGCCATCCATATACAATCTGTATGCCACGGTCATTCCTCCTTTCCTATTAAAAATAATATATAAAAAGAGAGCCTGTTTCCAAGCTCTCTAATTACCTTATGCTACTTCCAGTCTCTTCTTTGCTCTGCTAATTGCCACATCACACACAGCATTAACATAGTCGTCAACCTTTTCATTGCGAATTTGCTCCGGCTCTAACTTTTCAAACCATTCCCTTCTGAAATTCTCAATATCCTCCGGTGACATATCATCCATTTCTTCTAACAGTTCCACTGTCATTCTCTCTACTTCTGTCATCTTACCACCCCAGCTTTCTCGCACCGCTTCATAGCTGTCATGTATCCCCAGTAAAAAGCATCTTCCTGCACGGCAACAATATATTCTTCCAGCGCATCATCAAGAACATCTCGTGCTTCTATTACTCTCTGGCTTGCCATTGGTTGATTGTCCGCCTCGCCGCTCATTAACTCAATAATTTTCTCACGTTCCTTTAATGCCGTTCTATCCATATTGCACCTCCTACTAATCAGATACCACGCTAAACAATTTTCTTGCCCTCTTAGTAGATTTCTTGATTTTGAATCGCTCGCCTGTTTCATCATTAACCATATATCCTGCTTTCTCATGGAATGTATGTACTGGCATCCCAATATCCTCAAAAAATTCAAGTGTTATGTCTCGCCCGCCATTGAGCATATGCAGTCTATTCACAATTCCCATCCAAGTAACCATATACTCTTCAATGTCCCTATTGCAGTAATTGAATAAAAATTCGCTTACATTCTCCTCTCCAATAGGTTCATCCGGCATCGCTTTAATCTTCTGTGCAGTATAAAAGTAATCTTTCATGCCATACTTTTCGCCATCATATTCCTTAGTTATCGGGAACAACCGGACAAATTCCTGTGGAGTAAGACATCCTATTCTGGCACTTACTGACTCGATAAATGCCCAGAAATATTGTATCATTTCCTCTTCAAGATTACTTTTTTCAACTTTTTCGTAAGCCACCGGTACATATTTTATGAATAAATACAGGCTCCGAACAAATAACTCCGGGAATAATCTTTTTAACTGTTCTAATGAAATTCCCTCTGCTTTTTGTTCCAGTTCCTCTTCCACCCGAGCAAATGCCCTTGTGTACTGCTCGTAACCAGGTTTATAGTTAATGAGTTTTTTGCCCTCAATCACATAGAAATTATACATATGCAGCCACCTCCGTAACCCCATACTTGATTGCCATATCCTTAATAACGGATACATAACCTTGAATGAGCTTTTTGTCGTCGGCGATTACATCTAACTGATTAAGTTTGTCTATCTTGGACTTGCTTACGCCGTTCAATGCTTGTGTTTTCTTCTTATTGCTAAGCCGTATGCTCAATGCCACTCCCATGCGTTCTTCCAAAAGTTTATAACTTTCTTCTCGAATAGCCTTTATGTGCTCATATCCTCCCATCTGCAAAGCAATTTTATTGATAATCTTTGCGCTGTCCGTTCTCCAACTATTCGGATTCAGTGCGATTACATCCTTAATGGAGTCGACCTTTTTATCGAGCTGTTCCACTTTTTCTGCCTGTCGCTTCTGTTCTAACTGCTGCTCTGCAACCGATTGAAATATTCTGCTGAACATTTGGAGTTCTGGCGAAAGCTGTGAAAAGTCAATGACTTTCTGTTTCACACGTTCCTCCAAATGTGTAAAGTACTCACGCGCTTCTTCTGCTTTCTCGCCGTTCCCCTTCATAGAAAGTTTCTTTGCGAAATGGGCTGTCAGTTTGTAATCATCCCGCTTCACAATGCCACCTGTGGGCGTCTCGACATCAATGTCGAATCGCCAATAGTCCTCGTTTTCAGTGGCAAATTCATTATCAACAATGTTTGATTTTACCCATCTCGAGAACTGCCCCTGAGCTAATTCTAAGAACGTATACAGCTTTCTTGCCGTAGTCATTCCATCTTCATCAATGTCAAGTGCAATCTCGATAGGTGTCTTGTTTACCTGTTCCATTAATTCGTTCATAATTTAATTTCTCCTTGATTTTTAGGCTAGAATCTCTTATTATGAACATAGAGATTCCGTTTGCGGGTTTCTTGTTTTGAGTAAACACGAACTTTGGTCGGTGGGTGTTTACTCTTTTTCTTTTTCATCTTCAATAATTTCTTCCACCTCTACATCTAGTGCATTTGCGATTTTACCAAGCGATTTTATTGATGGTTTCGTAATTCCTCGAGTATATCTCGAAACCGCTGCTGCCGATATGCCCGCCTTTTCAGCTAATTCACGTACTCCCACTTCTTTTCGTGCCATGATAAATCGTAACTTTTTTGCGTTTAATTCCATCTTCTCACCTCCTGTGAGTTTCATACTACCACCATGCAGGTTTACTGTCAACCCTTTTGTGTATATTATATACGTTTGATTATATTGGTTTGTTTTGTTGCGTTTTACAATACTTTGTTGTATCCTATATTCAAAGGAGGTCCTTCATATGGCTACAGACAAAAGTATTTTTTCCACTAACTTAAAGAAACTACGCCAGGAACACTCTCTTTCCCAAAAAGACTTTGGTGAATCTATCAGTGTTTCTGCAATGGCAATTTCTAGTTATGAAAGTGGAGCGAAATCTCCATCTATTGATACAGTATACCGAATTGCCGAAACTTATAATGTTTCTATAGATTGGCTTTGCGGTCTGTCATCACGTAAACAGTCAGAAATAACGGCTATGTCTGATGTTTTAGAATTGCTTTTTGACATAGAGAAAAACACACCATTAGAAATCTTTTCTAACAGAGAAGTCATCAATCAAAATATATTTAATCCAAACGAATATCCGGATCTGCAAGAATTAGAAGTTCACGAAATTTGCTTTTTGAGTGGTTTACTTGATGGATATATTGATGAATGGAACAAAATGCGAACTCTATATAAAAATGGCACTATAGATGATGAACTTTACTCTCTCTGGAAAGAAAAAGTCCTTAATCAAACATCTTGTACTTATCCGAATGGTACAAAAATAGTTCCTGACGTCCCAGAATAACCAAATCCCCGCCTACGTCATGTAAGCGGGGATTCTCTATCTTTATAATTCCACTCTATTCATCCTAGCTGTAATTTTGGGTTTTAATTGCTCTATCAGCTTTGCACATTTTTGAGTATTAGGATATTCATCTCTTAAAACAAACGTCTGTGCTTCACCATCTGCATTTTGATATGTCACAATTGCATAGCATTTTACCTCACGTTTTGTTTTTGTCTTTGGTGCAGAACCAAGCACCGCTCCTGCCACTCCAAAAGTTGCTGCTCCAACAATTCCCTTCGCCAAACTGCTTTTTTGATATATGCTTTCATCAATATCCATCTGAAAATCAACATTATGTATTTTTTCATACAATAATGTCATTTCTGTCCCAGCCCCGGAAATTACCATTTCCTGAGTTTTAAGCATAACTTTGCATTTACAATTTTCTGGGATTGGCAACCCTACAACATGCACGATATCTGTATATTCCTTAGCTTGATCTTTCTTACCAAATAACCCCATAATAGTTCCTCCCTAATAATTTGTGAAATTATTATACACCTCCCTTCTGCGTTTGTCGATATTTAGGCTCCATCCCGGACTATTTCCATCGCCTCCAATACTCGCGTGGTCAATCCGTCCACAATACCGTCCAGATCATTGGTATTATGCACAGTATTGCTCATACCGGACATATCCACCTTGATCTCCGCCGTCGTAAAACGGTTGATTGCTTCCTGCTCCGCAATATCTCGCAGATACTTCAGATCCTCTTCCGAAACATCCAGCGAATCCGAGATACTCGATGTATCACCTGCTATGTTGGCAACATTCGCAGCCATATCAGATGCGGCTCCATAACTGCCTAATGCTCCGCTGTTATCAGAATTATCATCCTTTGTTCCACCAAAGAAATTCTTTACTCTGTTCTCCATGCCCTGTCCGAAATCATATCCCTTGTTGTATGCAGTCTGATAATCGACATAATCCATCTTGCTGACCTGCTCAACCCAGCCTGACTTATCCTTGACCGCCTGCTGTGCCTCTTCCAACTTTGAGTAGAATCCATCTAAACCGCTGGTAATATCGACTTCAACTCCCGGTATTTTGTTCAAAAGTGTCTGTATCGCACTCGCAAGATTCGAGATATATCCAAGGACTGTAAGACACAGATCATAAAACATCACCTCTACTGCCGCGACAGGATTATTAAATACATTCCCGAAAAAATTCGCCAACGTGGCAAACCCATTCCATGCCGGAACAACAAACGTGTTAATTATATGTGCTCCCAGTGTGGCAAATATTCCAGCTACAACCCCGGTCGCACTATAGGCGGTATGTTGTGTTTTGTTAATTGCTGCAACAACCAAATATATTGCCGCTATAACAATAATAATCGCTGCCACAATCCATGTAAGCGGACACGCCAATAATGCCGTATTAAACCCATATTGGGTTGCTGTAGCTATAGCAGTTTCTGATGCTTCCTTTTTCGTAAAAGCTGCATGCGCGTATGATGCCAAACACAGGGCAACTTTTATTCCTGTACTGACTGCCTCTACCGTTTTTACAACCCCTAAATACGTTGCATACGCCGCCAGTGCCGCCGCTACTCCGCCTATAACCGGTGCGATCATTGACCAGTTGTCCACGATATACGCCCCGCCCGTTACCATTATATCGATCACATTCAAAGCGATCGATGCCGCCCCGGACAGGGCATTCATAATTCCGGTCAATGCCGTTTGCATATGCTGATCGTTTGCCATCTCATTCAGCCGCTGTAGTACCGGTTGAAATGTCATAAGTGCCTGATTGGAGTAATATGTCCATAGCTGTCCCCAGGTCATCGGCATGGAGTTGAACTTTGCATCTATATCATCTGCCGCCGCAAACATTGCATTCTTTACAATATCCGCGGTGATCTGTCCATCTGATGCCATTTCCCGGATCTTACCGATTGGAACATCCATGTAATCAGCCACAGTCTGGATCAAGTTCGGCGCCTGCTCGAAGATACTGTTCAACTCATCGCCACGGAGCACGCCAGACCCTAACGCCTGTGTCAACTGTAAAAACGCATTGGACGATTCTGTTGCCGATGCCCCGGCTATCGTAAACTGCTTATTTACCAACTCCGCGAACTGCACAATCTCGCCGGTCGATGCAAAAGCATCCCGGGCATTATTTCCGAGTTTCGCCACCGATGCAGCTGTATCCATATAAGACGCCCTGGAATTCTGCGCCGACAGGAAGATCATCTGCGAGAGTTCATCTGTCGTCTGCATCGTCCCATTCAACGCATTATACTGCGACACCATCATATCAAGGCGCGCCGTGGTCTGCGTAAGTTCATCCGACAGATCCAGTGCGTTTTTTACCGTAGAAATGCCAACATACGCTCCGACAAGCGATTTTACCTTATTCAAGAGAACATCCGTATGCTGTGATCCAGCCTGTATCTTCTGGTTGTATTCCTCCTGTTTCCGGCGCGCGCTCTCCGTGGCACTTGTGATGTCCTGTAAACCCACCATGCCATCGGCAAGCAGCTGCCGCGCCTCTTCCATCGACGACGTATCAATCGCGGTGCTTGATGCATATTCCAGCGCTTCAAAATTGCTTATCACCATATTCACCGCCGTGCAGATATTGTAGAGCGGCGCAGACATACGGTCCGACAACTCTATCGCAGTCTGAATACTTGACATCCTCTCACCTCCTACTTCTGGATTTCTTTTGCCTTGCGCTTTTCTTCCTCGACCCGAAGATCAATGGACGCAATCACAAAAGCTTTCTCATTCCGATCCAATTCAGAAAAGAATGACGGCAGCCAGTGAAACTTCTGCAAGCAATAATGCGCATATGCCGCTTCACCGTCGCCGCCATTGATTAGTTTTTTGCCTCGTCAACCTTCTCCTGCAACGTCTCATCGATGCCGCTGTATTCCTGCACGAATGTGGCAAGTTCACCGAACTCTTCCGGGTTGTCGACCATTTCCACAATCAATGCCTCTGCGCTCATAACGCCATAGGAATCCTGCAGTTCTGCATTGTGCAGATCCGGCTCCACAACCGCGGCGCAAATCATTTTGCGCAGAAGCTCATCCGTATTAACCTTCTGTCGGTACAGTCCAGGCTTGCCGGTAACCGGCACTTCAATCGTACATTCATCCCGGATTGCCGCAGATTCTTTTGTGGACAGAGGTCTGATCGTCCAGAGTAACGGATCACCGTTCTCATCACACAGTGACTTTGTGGCAGCAAACTGCGTTGTCTTTTTGGCTTTCTTATTCTGTTTCAAAAATGCTTTTAAGTTTCCCATATGTTTTTCTCCTCATTCTCTTAATTGGCGGCGGGAGACCGCCGCCGTTGACTTGTTACAGATAGGACGGCTCCTTGTAGGATTCCGGGCTGGAATAATCTGCAGCATAGAAATTGATCTCCTGCTCAACAAATCCACCCTCGGCATCAAACATTGACAGCAACACATCTCCGTCGATCACGCAGTTGTGATAAACCTTTGTGCTGCGCCCCATGCAGGTAGCCGCATCATTGTTTGTTGTCTGCAATTCAAACACCGGCAGATGACCGGTATTTTTGTACTCTGTTACGATCCGGTCAAACATCTCCGAGCATTTGTAGACCGTCATTTTTGCCTGCACGACCATTCCGGTCGGCTTCCTGCCGGAAATGATCTTTCCCAGCACCGGAATCTCCTTGGTGCTGATGTTTGCCTTGCCCTCAAAATTCTTTGCGTTCAGCAGATTATACCGCTGTTCGCCAACCGTGACAAAAGCTTCCGCCTCTTTTGCAGACGGCACATCCTGTTCATTCATATAAGCGTTAAACATCTCTTTACCTCCTACTCAATCACGACCGTCATATACAACTGTGACATTGCATTGACGATCGTCACCTTATCTTCCACATATACGCCGCGCTTCTCGCTTCCGGCGGAGACCACAACATCATCCTCCGAAAAATTCTCGATTGCTCCAAGCTGCTCTAACTGCTTATGATGCGATGCAATATCGTTCCATAAGCTGATACGACCAGATTCATTGTTCTGAACCTTGCCGTGATACTTCGTGTTGAACAACGATGCGATATCCATCGCGATCTGATCCAGCACACGGATCGTCTGGTTGCTCTGGAAGAGTTCGTTTTTATCCTCCGTAAGTGTCACAAGAGAATTGATGTCCTCTAAGACACGCACTTCCGTTCCCACGCTGTGCAGGACGAATTCACCGGCTTTCACAGCATTCTCAAGCTGTGTCTGCGTATAGGCGGTGTCAATCTCAAGCTCCCCGTCATAGATCGCGTTGGTACAGGTTGCATTAACCCCGCACGCCGCCTCCAGACCCACAACCCACGGAATCACATCCGGGCTGTTCTTCACATTGATGACGCCCTCATAATCCGCCGCGCAGTTATACAGGACTGCCTGGAATTTCGCCCCGACCTTGTCCCTCATACGCTTTGCAAATGCGGCGTACAGTTTCGCCGTGGTAGCATCACTCACACTCGCGCCGATCGTATT